CGTCAATGTCGTCAACGAGATTGTCATAAAATCCCTTGGGATGTTTGTTTTCGGGCTCGACTAGCGGCGAACCGTCGAGGCTGACCGTCACGCTGCCGTCGCCGTGCGTGATGCGGATAATTGCGCCCTTGTCGTCGTATTCGGGGATGTCGTCGCCCTGCTGAATCTCCACGTCCTCGGGCTCGGGCATAGGCTGGGCCGGCTGGTCGAGGCGGATATTGGGGACGAGGGGCATAGATTATCCTCTAGGCCGGATACAATGGCGGCGGCTTGCCTCCCCTGTATACCTTATTCCGGTCTATTTCTGCAATACGCTCAATAGAGCGTGTCAAAAGGCCTGCTTCGCGAAGATGACGCAAGCCCTGGGATAGGGAGTCGACCAAATCGTCATGTTTTCCTTTGGGGAATGATGACGTTTGCCGGATGACCATCTCCGACCATTCTTTGTCCGGTGCCCAGATCATGCCTTCGCTGAACAGGTGCTGCACGCTATAAAGCCGCGCCAGCTTGTCCCCGCCCTTGGGATCGACAAGCTGGATGCCGTAATCCTCGATGCTGAACGAGCGGCGCAATTCCTGCGCAAGGCTGATGCCCGCCGCCTTGTTTTCAATAATCAACTTGTCAACTTTGAAAGATTTGCAAGTATTAGATACTTTCTTTAAAAGATCTGGAAACTCTAGACGCTCTTGAAAAGCGTACATTAGCATAACGCTTGGAGCGCCTTCTTCGTATACTCTTTCCATTTGTTGTATTGTGCCGTATCGCGTCATCGTTTTAGTTATTTTGGCTTTAGTGTCAGCCGTAAATACTCCCCATATAGTGAGCGCGCTATAGTCGTTTTCTTGCTTTGTCGTATAGGCCGTGTCGAGACTAGCAAGGATGAAATCCATCGGCGGGAACTCGGCCTCGACCCATAACTGCCACCAATCGTCTTTGATGATGCCGCCGCCTCTGGGAACAGGCTCCTGCTGGAATTGTGACGCTGTGGCGTAAGGCCCCATGGTGCGCTCGTCGCGAGCCACGACCTCTTCAGGAAACCGCTCGGGGAATAGAAGCTCGCCATCTTCCTCGCGAGGATCAATGGTCCCTAGCATAGTCGGGCCAGCGCGGCGCTTATCGTAGCGCATTGGCAGCATAATATGATCATAGCCGAGCTTGTTGTCGAGAATCGCGCCCGACACATCATCCTCGTGCAGGCGCTGCATGATGACCACGATTGCGGACGTGAGGGGATTGGTTAGGCGGGTCGGGATGGCTTCGAGAAAATTGCTCACTTCAGCTTGACGTTGGACTTCGGAGATCGCCGAATCAACAGAATGTGGATCGTCACAGTTGGAGACAAGGACCCCATCGCCTTTTCCCACAAAGAAGGTATGATTGTCTTCTACCTCCAAGCAGAAGGTGTTTTCCGCATGACCGATTTGCCGAACGAAAATTGGAAACCGATCCCCGGCTTTGAAGGGTTTTACAGTGTCAGCAATCTCGGCCGCATCCGCAGCGAATTCCGCATCGTCCCCCGTGAAGGGCGAGGAACCCTTACGATTAAAGAAAAAATCATTAAAACCCCGCCAACAAAGGGATATCCCAAATTTAATGCGAACATAAACGGGATCTCCACTCAGTTTTTTGTCCATCAAGTTGTTATGTTGGCTTTCAAAGGCCCCCCGCTTCCGGGACAAGAAGTCAGACACAAAAACGGAAACAGAGGGGATGCCAGACTTGATAACCTTGAATATGGAACTCGGTCGGAAAACATTGCCGACGCCAAGAGGAACGGAACTTTTCCTGTAGGAGAAAAACGTCCGGGAGCCAAAATCAACAGGAAAATTGCAAGAATAATCATTCGAAGTGAAGAAACAGCTTACGTTCTCGCCGAAAGATACGGAATTGACCATGGGACTGTTGAGCACATAAGAAACAGAAGACTTTGGGGAGAATTTACTAAAGATATTCCCAAAAGAGATTATTATATTAGAGGTGAAAAATCTGGACAATCTAAAATAACTTCTGAAGACGCTATTTTCATTAGCAAGTCCAAAGAACCGCAACGGGTTTTGGCGCGAAAATACGGCGTCAGCCCTAGGGCCATATGGTCTATCCGCAACGGTCATGCTTGGCAGCACGTGACCGGGATTAAGAGACGCGGCCTCGACCCATCCAGATGAGGTCCAAACTTTGTGATCTGGCGTGCATCTGAATGTTGAACCATCCGATAGCCCGACCTCAACAATCGGGCTACCGGGATTTTCTTTCCAGTTCAAAATTTCTTTCAATTCAACTACGTTACTTCCGGGTAAAGAAGAAAACACTTTTACTTTAATTTTTGACTTTACCATTTCTCCTATTTTTAATTTACCATATTCTGTATGAACAACTTCATCATAAGGAAAACAAAGAACGCGGTCGCCGCGTATGCCGGTCAGCGACGTGATGGCGGTCGCAATGCGAAAGCCGTTCGCTGAATTGACGAAGTTCAGTTTCTCGTTTTGGTCTTTGGCGAGGCTGACCCGGCTGCCCCATAAGCTCTGATACCATTCCGACGTAATGAGTTGGCGCATGCGGCGCGAGTCGCGGGCTGAAAGGTTTTCTACCTTATGCGCGGCGCAAACGTACCGCATATGTGGCATGTTTCGCGGCCCCCATTCCCATGCCGGCCAGAAGACGTTCAAAAGTAGCGACTTCATCGTACCGGGCGGGACGTTGATAAGGAGGCGATTGTATGGCTTCCCGTCTATCTCGACGCCGTTGGTGATCGCCTCCAAATGCTCGCAGATCATGTCTACGTGCCAGTTGTGGACATAGGGCTGGCCGGGTTCGATCTGCGACCATGCCCGGCGAATGAAATAGGCAAGGCTTCGCTCGCAACGCTGGATCTCCAGATCGCGGAGAAGGCCAGCTGGGTCGATGTCGATCGGGAGTTTGATCTTACCCATTGCCCCCCACAACAGCGCGCAGCGTCTTATGCTCGACAGGAGAAGGGATAACTTTCCAATCCAAAGACGGCCACTCGCATTTGCGCTCTAGGGAATATCGCTCGCGCCGATTGCCAGTAGTCGTCCAATATCTCACTTTTGGTTTACGGCGAACACGCTCGGTAAACTTCGGACCCCCATCACGGAACGCATCCCGGGAATGCTTACCCGGTACAACATAGTCAAACCTCGGCGTTTTACGATCCATGTCGGTCCACCCGGCATAGCGGAAATTAGCGGCCAGGTAAACGTAGCCCATATGACCTTCAGAAGTATCCGCATAGCTTATTACGATAAATGGAGGCATCTTGTTAAATTCTTTTGCTATAAACCAAGTTTCGCTATTCCTCGGCATACTACCACAAACCCAAAGGCGATTAAGTTCTATTACCTCGTTCGGCGACGATGGGCACGCCCCTATTTGCGCGTCTCGACTTGCGGGTATTCCAAAAGTAATCACGCCCTTTATTTCGCCGTCACTTACTAAGCCAAACGAAAATACTACGTTTGGTCTTCTATGCAAGTAGTGGTTTCTTACGAAAAGACCAACAGCTTCCCTATAAGATATAGCTTCTACTATCATGTCAATCCTCATATCATTGATCTGGCGCGCTGAACTCGCCCTGAAAACGATCTAGCCCCTCGCGCGCGGCCTTGTTCTCGTCTCTTGCCTCGATATCGTAGATCCTGACGTAATCATGCGGCGGCTCGCCCATCACCTCGACCCGGTACATCCCGAGCCCGACCGGCCCCGGCGCTCGAATGGTATCGACAAAGGCCCTGCACCTAATCACGATCTAAACCCCTATGACATAAAAAGAAGGCGGCCATTGGCCGCCCGAGTCTCGCGTTGAAATGCCCGTCTAGACTCAGCCGGGCGGCAGAAGTATGCACCAAGTCTTGCTGATGCGCAAGACGATTGCGCCGTCGTCGTGCAGGGCGCGCACCATTGGCAGATCGGCCTCGGCGGCGCGGCGGTTGGGGTAGACGTTATACAATATCATTATGCTTACTTCAAACAGTTTGCGCAATACTCATTTTTGCGGCGGATCTCGGCGAAGGAAATCGGGCCAAACATGTCCCATGCTTTGATGCGAACCCAGTTGCGAGCCTCGTACTTGGTAGAGAAACGTTTGCGAATAACTTCCCGCGTAATTTCGTTGCAGATAACGCCAGTCCAGCTACCAGACTTATTCTCGAAGGCGTTGACCGTGGCAACGTGAGCGGTCTGCATTTTCAATCTCCATTTCGGTCATCAGCGACCATGCATCTTTTCTACCACATCGCATTTCGCGAGTCAAGCGCATTTTGAGAATTATTTTGGCGTCATTTGATCCCCCTTTTGTGCCATATTGACAGTCGAATGGCCTCGACCTCCTCGGCAACGCGCTCGTCGGTTCGGATCGCCATTTCGATGCGGTCGACGCCGTGCATGATCGTCGTATGATCCCTGAACAGCAATTTGGCGATCTGCGGAAAGCTAGCCGTCGTCATGCGATACGCCAGATACATGGCAATGTGGCGATATCGGCTTAGTCGGCGATGCCGAGTTCGCGATATCAGATCATCCAGCGTCAGATTGTAATAGCTCGCAACCTCGCGCAGGATGTCGGGCGCTTTGGAAAAATGGGTCCTCGCTCGAAGTGGAGACGGCGGTTGAGGAGCGGACGCGGGGCTTACTGGCGGCGGAAGCGGAGGAGGAGGCGGGGGAGGAGGCGGGGGAGGGGCCTTAGCCTGAACCGGCGCAGCGATGGCCGGAGGAGGCGTAGCTCGCGCCTTGCGTTCTTTTGCCGCTATCGCCGCCTCGATTTGCGCCTGGGAATAACCGCGCGCCCTATACGCGGCTAGAACTGCGGGAGGGATCGTCATTCGCAAACTGGCTCATTGCGGAGCCTCCCCATTTCTTCATTGCAAGATGTGCACATCTTGCAATGAAGTCGGCTGAAGCGTCTCCCATAATGTCTTTCGGTAAAAGAAACGCGCCATGTCACTTTAGGACCATTGTCGTTCTTTTCTTCTATCTTTCCGCATCTATCGCATTTGTGTGTTTTTACAGGCGCATTTACTTTTTGATACTCCGGGCATTGCCTATAAGGCAAATCCTTACATCCTTCTCTTCGAAGGCGGTGGATTATGGTGTTCATATAACTAAAGCTGACGCCTATTTCATCTGCGATCTGCCGCCTCGTTTTCCCGGCGTTCCATAGTTCTATTAGGCGTGCCGTTCTTGCGTCTATGACTGCTTTGCTCATCTTATATCCCATTCAATAGTGTTGGCTTTCGTCTTATCTCGATATGTTTTCATATATCTGCGCCACGCCGCTCGACGACGTGCGGTATCCTCGTCCGGCGCAGGGCGTAATGGTGCCCCAAGTTCAATGCCTTTGGCAAGACGATATTTCTCTCGCGCTCGCGCCTTTCGTCGCTGAATCCGATCCGCAGCGCGAGACGCGCGCTCCTCCTCTGAGGGAGGCTGCACGCCGCGCGCGGTCGCGGAATAGTTGACGGCCCAAATGACCCCCTGCACCGTGACATTATATTTCTCCGCGACTTCCCGGTATTTCGCACCCTCGTCGATCATGCGAATCGCTTCGGCGTGCCAATGCGCCATGCGCGTCATTTCAAGCCTCCCCGACAAGGTTTTTCCAACCGCCGCGCCTTTTCCGGCCATTGTCGTCGCTGGCGTCGTCGATTGGGATGCGGCGCATTTCGGCTTCGTCAATCGTCACCGACCGCAGACCAATCGCTGCGCGAATATCGTTGAGGCGCGCGACACTATACCATGTCACGGCTCGGCCTCTGATCCTGCGCGCGATCTGTAGCGCCGATACGATCATCGAGCCTTCATGCCCTGGCGGCGCACCACACATTCGCATCAGGCTGATGCGAGGCGCGGCGGGGAAATCGACTCCGAGCGAAATAAACGCGTAGACTCTCGATCGGCATCGCCAGCGGCCCTGAGCGACCGCCAGCGGATCCTCGCCCTCGGCGCGCGCCGCTGCCACTATGATTTGAGCCACGTCGTCGGCAGTCGGAGTTTTTGCATTTTCATTTTTCATCGGCATCATCGTCGCCCTTATCAATCTCGCCTTCAATCGTCTTAGGCCCGGCCAGCTGCTGGACAGTCGTGCGCAGGGCCGTTTCGAGCGCGTCAAGTTGATCGTCATCGAGCGCAGTGATGTCAAGCACATTCGTGCGTTCGATCTTTACCGCGCCGCCGTCTCCTCCAACGATCATAGTCTTGTCGTTGTATTTCTTAGGAGCCAACTTGGACGCGCGCCATTGTTTTGACCACAATGCTACGCGCGCCGCGTTTGGGTCTAGCTCTCCGTCTAATACGCGCTGCTCTATATTTGACATATCTTCAAACACATTATCCGCTTGAGTATCGCGCGCACGCATATACTTGGCAACAAAATCTGGATATTTCGTAAGCCATCGCATAACCGTAACACGCTCAGGCATTGACGGATCAGAGCATATGTTTCGCAAACTCTCGTCATTTGACAGGCGATTGCATATCTTGTCGACCAATTTTTCACTATACAATGTTGGCCTTCCGACTGGTCTGCCAGTTTTTTTCGACACGGCTAACCACCTATCCAATAAGCGACGCAATAGACACCGAAACAAATCGACCCTATCGCCATCGCGCCTCCGACCGTCTCAGCGAAGAACAATGTAATATCAATCACAAATTTCATTTTATTCTTCCCATGCTAGGATTGAATTGCATCCTGACGTGCAACTGCGGAACCCACCACATTTGCCCGTTGTTGTCCATCGCGACTAACCACAAGGTATTATGTTCCTGTGAATAATCCATTAACGCGACAGCGTATCCGTTCCCGCCCGGCCACGAGCCGTCTTTGGACTCGACCCAGACGGGGATTGTCGGGTTAAGTTGCAACATCATTGATGTTCCCCCATTGGCTCGCCATCGCAGCGGCGATGCCGGCATACGTAATGCTCCGCTTCTTCCATCGGTTGGACCCAGGTGGCAATTTCCAAATGCGTTGCTCGCGCCCTTCGACAACATTGGTCGGCCTCAGGGACGGCAAGTTGCGCAGCCATAGGCACGTCGCCTTACTCTCTCCGTGTCCATACTGCTACGGCTGTATGACCTGCGTATATTCCGCGCCAATTCGCTGGATAGCGTATTTGTGCGGGATTGGATTCTCGACACATATGCGCGGTACGGGCGCATTCAGAAACATCCTGAACAACGCGCAGGCGTCATCTAGTTCGTTCCACAGATTTCGCTCCTGGAGCCACCGCACGCCGCTGTTGGCCAACCGCGTACAAGGCGGATGAGCAATCAGCAAATCCCATTGGCCATCGAGCACCTCCCTTGCGTTGCCGTGGATGTGATATTCGGACCCATCATCAGCGGGCAGCAGATCGCAGGACCATGCGTTGTGTCCGCATCGTCGAAAAGCTTCCCGGACAACGCCGGAAAATTCGCAGGCGACAAGGACTTTCATTCATGATTCCAATCTTCATCTGGCATTTGCCGGATCCATGAGATCACGGCCCACATCACGAGAGCGGCGACGAGCGCCGCTCTCGACAGAACCCAGCAGATTAATTCAAACCAGCTCATCGCCTCGCATCCCGGAGATCAAGCATAAGCAGCATCATTGCCAGGACCGTCTTTGGAACCCGCGACTTCCGGCTAAGCCAGCGGAACACGGTCGAGACGTGAACCCCGGCCAAGCGCGCGACGTCTGGCACGGAGAGGTTCAGTTCCTGCATCAAGACTTTAAGCTGTTCCATTATATCCACTCCGGGCGAAAATTGACTTTTGGATCGTGAGCGACCCGCATGGGCATGACGAGGCCGAGCGAATTGCCAATATCCTCTGCGAAATAGATTAGGGTAGGTCCGCCCGCATTGTAGACTTGCATAGGAGATCCTAACCCAAGAACGTTGCCGATCTTGTTGAAAACCGCCAGCTTAGATCCGTCAAGCTGATATGATCCATGCTTAGCCGTCATCGCGTGCGCATAAGGCGCGCTCGGGACAATCGCGCGCCAGCGAGGGAAAGTTGCGGCAATCGGCTCGGCGTCTCCAACGCCGCCGAGGATATACATTTCTCCTCGATCTGCCGTGATTTTTTCGTATGTTGCGTTTTGATATGGGCCTTTACGCGAGACCTTCAGCAACTTAATTGCCGTTAATGGAACGATGAACTCCCCAAGCAATGTGTTCGGCTCAGGAACCTTGACCCGCCGGCAAAAAAGGATATGCTCGTCGGACGCCACGTAGGTCACGTGGTTTTCCTCGACTTCGCACAAAACCCCTTTCAAAAAAGAGCGGGTTTCCTCGTTTGATGCGGCGAGGGCGGCGAGGGCGGCGGCTTTCAAGGTTTCGATATGAAGGGAGGCTTTCATGTCAATTTTCCTTCGAAAGAGTGAGGGGGCGCTAGGCTTCCAGATTAGGCGTGAACCACCGGCTTGACGCGGAGCGTTGTCACGAGGCTGACCTTGGTGACCGCGGCGACCTGCTCGGGCGTCAACATCTTCTTGACGCTGGCCGAGTCGAGCGAGGAGCGTTCGCTCAGGGCGACCGTGACAGATGCAAACGCCCCATCAAGGCGCTCGACGCCCGTGGCGAGGATCTCCTCGCGGATGGCCTTCAGGATAGCTTCGGCCTCGTCAGCACGGGCCTTGGCGTTAGCGTAGCGGTCGGCGAGGGTCAGGTTGGTCAGCATGTCAATCTCCATTGCGTTGCGCCATCGTTGGCGTGATTCGTTTATCGCATATTGCGAGGGGGCTTGCAAGCCCCCTGCGCGATTTTTTTTTTTATTATTCGTCCTGGCTGAAATCGGGACGCAGGTTATCGACGTCGATCAGGTTTTCGAGCGTTTTCACCAACCAGTTCGGCACATCCAAGAAATGTTTTTTCTTGGGCCCGTCCGGGTTCGCCTTGTCCGCCAGCTCGACATACGGGCTGATTTCCACGATTTCGATTTCCGGCAGAGCGCCGGGGTCGTCATAGGAGGGCGAATAACCCGGTTTGGCGGTGTATTCTATTTCCACCGGGATGTAGGTCGTCTGACCCGTGAGGGTCAACTCGATGTCGCGATCCTCGAAGAATACGTATTCGCCCGAGGGACGTTGTTTGCGGCGCATTTCAATCTCCATCGTTGGCCCTGGCGGCCATGACCGAATCAATACTTGCATTTTGCGATCAGTGTCAAGCGGCATGGGGCTTAATCGCCGTTTTTTGGTCAAATACCCTCCATGTCAATTCCACCTCCCGTCCTCTGGCGGCGAGGCCATGATGAGACGCATATTGCGCAGCACCGCCTCTCCGACCTCCTCGGGCACGGTCGCTAGGGCATTGGCCAACAGTGTCGCCATCACGCTCACGCCCACGTCAAGCGAGACGTCATGCAGCAGGACGATCATCTGCGCCGTCAGATGATTGCACTCAACTGACATGCTAGTCGCCTTTTTCTTCGATTTCTTTTCCATTTTGCGATCCTTTTTAACCTTTCGTTGATGTTCAAATGTGGGGGCGCAATAACCGCCAAAATGAGGATTGCACCCCCACATTGCGCCCCCATTTTTTATTGTTGAGTTCCAAGGACTTAAGGCCATCTTTGGTTGTAAAAGGGCGCAATAACTCGATTTTTGGCCAAAAGTCGCTCCTGACGAAAATTATTTAATTTCACCAAATTTGAACAAATTCATTTTTTTCTCACTGGACTTCTATTTTTTGATTATTGCACCCCCAAAAGAGAATAAGTATATGAAAATAAACGTTTTTTTCTGGGGGCGCAATCCCATTTTATTGCGCCCCCATTGCGCCCCCATTGCACCCCCATTGCGCCCCAACCCATTAGAACGGCACATCTGCGTGAAATAGCTTCACCGCGTTCTCGGCCTCGTCACTCGTCATCCTGCCCCTCCGATACCACACATAGTGATAGGTGTTTCTCGCGACTTTGGTCCGCCGTTTGTCGATTTGCGTGTACCCGAGATCGGTGAGGATGTGCGCCATGCCTTTCGTCCCAGGCAACGTGTCCCCGTCCATCGTCACCAGACGGTTCAAATACGTCACGTCGACCAAGTTGCCGCTGATGATCGCGCAGGCGTGCTTTTCAATCGCGATCTCGACCGCGTCACGATCCTCGCTGATGTGCAAACTCTTCATAGCCAAAAGGGCCGCCGTCTCCGGCGCGCGCCCAGACGGATCGAAATCCGCCGATAGCTGCCAGTCCAACAGGAATCGACCGATGGCGTCGATGCGCCTCCTCGTCTCGGCGAACAGCCGTCCGAAATACGCCTTGACCTCCGCTGGCCCACCATATTGCTCGTAGAGATCGCGTTTTTGCGTCTGTTTTGTCCCGATGACGCAGAAACGCCGGTCATTGTCGCCGACCGGGATAGCATCGGCGTGATTCGTCATCATCATGTACGAAGTAAAATTGGGAATATGCCGTTCGTCCTTGCCTTTATGAACGACTGCAATAGTGTCATTGGTTATCAGCGGCTTAAGTTTGTCCATAATCGCATATCTATTCATCCCGCTAATTCGTATCTCCTCAATACCGGCGAGGATCGCGCCTTCGGCCCATCCCGTGAACGAACTGTCGATTGACGACGATCCGACGACCCTCGCGCGCTGCCCGAGCAACAACTGCATTACGTTGTAGAAATACGTTTTGCCGTTGCCCTCGATGCCGTACAGCAACAGCGCCCAACGAACGCGCTTACCGGGATGCTGGTAGACGTACGCGAGCCAGTCGATCAAGATCCGCTGCTCGCGCTCCGTAGATACGGTGTTGACAATGTGCTGACGGAATAACTCAACGACCGATTGCCCATCTTCATCGCCATCCAGCGTCTCCGCTGGGGGTATGCCGCTCTCGAAGTAGGTATTGAGCCGCGCCAGTCCCTCCGTCTCGAAAATGCGCCCCTGCCCAGGCCAGTACATCGTGGTCGCCACGGTCGGGATACGCGCCATCGTCAGAGCGAACGTCGCCGCATCCGTGTCCATCGCCATGCACTCCGGTTGTCGGTCGAATTTCGCGCGAAACGCTTCGCGCTTGATCCCGTGCCGCACGGACACTCTTTCAAAAGTGCAGTCCGCCTCGCAATAAACCCAATCCCGCAGCCATTCCGGCGTCTCTATCCCGTCAACCTCTCCCCCATCCTCCTCGCCGTCACCTGCCGCTCTACGGCGTTTGTCGCGCGGTTTCATACCGCTCTTAATGTCGCGTAATCCAATCCCCGCCCCCCTGCCGAACACCTCATGCGCAGTCGATGCGAGAATTGACCGCATGTCCGCCGGGATCTGAATATCGGAAAAACCCCCCACTTTATTCCGAAACCGAGTGTAGTCCTCCAACGACCCAATCTGCTCAGCCTCAGCTCTGAGCGCGGCGAATGTCCCTCCCGAAGGTTTGATTTCCGCCGCCGCCCGCCGGCCGCCGGTCAAATGGATGATCGACGCCATCGTCACCGGATTGCGGGAACCCCCGAATGATCTCCATTTCGTCCGCATTTGGCGAGGATTGTGTTTGGAGCTTTTTTCGCTCCAATCCATCCAACGTTTCCATCCGTCCTCGCCGCCTTGGAATTGGTGATAAAGCGCCATCCCAACCCGGAGCCAATCGTCATATTCCCTGCCCTCGGCAGGGTAATTTTCAAGCAGCGCATCCACCTCGGACGCGACCATATCGAGCGGCTGACTGGCGACGGCGATCTCCAGATCATCGACCTCGGCGTCCTCACCTGTCACGTTACCCGCTATAGATGGTTCCGGAAGCCCCTCGGCGGGCGTTTCCGGGACGTGCCATGGTTCCCCATCCTGCCGCACGGAAAACGGCTCTACGCCCTCCTGACGCGACGGGAGGAACATCAATTGGGACATAACGAAAGAGCAATTGTCCGGCTGGCCTAGCCCTACCCGATCCACAATCGTCTGCACCTGACGCCGGTAGTCGGCTTCGCCCACCGGCCGTGACAGAGGAACGCAAAGGCGGAACCGAGGCTGATCCTGAGTGTGGCGGTAGGTCGAATAAGCGACGAACGCGCAATCAAGGCCAAACACAAGCGCGAACTCGACATCCGCGACAGTCGTCCCCTCGGGCAGCGTGTCATAATCGATTGTGGCGACCGTGCGCGAGATGATGTTGCCATCCGCCCGGCCCCGGTTCTCGTCGATGCGCAGGCCGCCGACGAAACCGGCGCGGCGGATGGACGCCTCTTTCGTCGGGAACGCCTCGAAACGGGAAAGCGTCTTGGCGAACGTGTCCCAGTCACACTCGCGGGTTTCGGCCTCGGCGAAATTGCGGCAAAATGTGAATTTTATCATCATTGTTTTCCCCCCGCCCGCATCCGAATCAGGATCGGATCGGGCGATGCCAAAGCGGCCCGCACCTCATCCAGATCGAACCGCCGATGCCCCGATGGCAATATGATCGACGGAATGAGCCCATCCCGCGCTAGACGCAACACTGTTCGTTTGCTGAGCCCTAGGGCTCGGCCTAATTTTGAACTGGTCATCATGGCCTTGGTCGCCGCCGGTGAATTGACATGAATCGGAGCATATCGTATCAAATCGTTGCGTTCAACGCCAAAAAAGGACAACCCTAAAATGTTAGAACTTGAAATCCAAAAGCTCTGCGCGGCCATTGAGAAATTGACGCACGTCATGTCGGCGGCGAAGGCCGATGCGCCGGCAGAGGCCCCGGCTCCCGCCGCCTCTGCCTCGCCGCCGGTCACGCGGCAGGGTCTGACGACGTTATGCACGAGCATCGTTCGCGCCGACAGGTCCAGACGAGACGACGTAATCGGCATCCTGCGTAAGCACGGCGCTGAGACGATCACGCGACTGCCAGACGGTGCGCTCGCCGCCGTGCGCGATGCCCTAGAGGCCATTGCGCATGAGATTGCGGCGGAGTCTACGTCGGAGGATGGTAAATGACAGCTCACGCGAAACTGTCGGCCAGCGGGGCGCACCGCTGGATGGCGTGTCCCGGTAGCGTAGCCGCCGAGGCCGGTATCCCCGACACCTCAAGCCCGTTCGCCGAGGAAGGAACGCTCGCCCATCAGGTGATGGAGACATGTCTGCGAGGCGGCTGGCACGCCTCGACAGCGTGTGACGATCAGGAAATGGCCGAAGCGGTTCAAGTCTATCTTGATTACGTCAGGTCCATTCCCGCCGCCGAGATGCTGGTTGAGCGCCGGGTGGACTTTTCCCAATGGGTTCCGGATGGGTTTGGAACAGCCGACACCATTCTTATATACGACAATGTAATTCACATTGTTGATCTGAAGTATGGGAAAGGGGTCCAGGTCGATGCCGTCAACAATCCACAGGGCGCGTTATACGCTTTGGGGGCTTATGCGGATTACGGGTTCATCGCGGATATTGATACGGTGAAAATATCCATCGTCCAGCCGCGTCGGGACAGCATATCCGAATGGGAATTGCCGCTAGAGGATCTTCTGCGATTCGGCGAACAGGCCGCTTCCGCGGCCGAAGCGGCCCTTGCGCCCAATGCGCCGCGCATTCCCGGCGAGAAGCAATGCCGGTTCTGCAAAGCCAAGGTGACATGCGCCGCTTTGGCGAATATGACTTCCGAAACCATCATGGCGGACTTTGATGACGTCAGCGGCGCTCCACCGCCGAACACACTGACGCCGTTGCAATTGTCCAAAGTGATGCACGCGAAGCCAATGATCGAGGCGTGGTTGTCGTCGGTCGAAAGCCTTGCAAAAAAGACTCTGGCGGAAGGCAAGCCTTTCCCAGGGTTCAAGTTGGTCGAGGGCCGATCAAACCGCAAATGGACTGACGAGACTACCGCTGGCGACAGGCTTGAACTTTTGCTCGGCGAATCGGCATGGACCAAGAAATTGATAAGCCCGCCCCAAGCCGAAAAAGCCCTTGGTAAAAAGTTCAAATCCGCAATTGAGGACATAATTGTAAAGCCCCAAGGCGCACCTGTAATCGCTTTGGAATCGGACCCGCGCCCGGCGCTTGGCGATGGCATGGAACTTGAATTTTCGGAGATCGTTGACGACGAGTAGGCGATAGGCGTATCGTGCGCGCGCCGCGCTTCGCGTGGCGATAAACTGAAACGAAAAGACTAAGGGAAAAACAAAATGTCGAATGAGAACGGCGAAAAGAGCAACAAGAAGATCATGATCACCAACGCGCGGATTTCGTTTCCGAGCCTGTTCCGTAAGGCTGTATTCAACGGCGACGAAACCAAGTTCGAGGCCACTTTCTTGATTGATAAGAAGGAAGGCGCGGCGAAGATTGCGGAAATCAATGCCGCGATCAGGGATCTTCTGAAGAACGACTTGAAGGGCGCGAAGCTGCCGCCCGACAAGATCTGCCTCAAGGACGGCGACACCATTGATTACGCTGGATATTCTGGGAATATCAGCATCAAGGCGTCCTCGACCAAGCGCCCTTTGGTGCTGGATCGCGACAAGTCGCCCCTGACGGAGGAGGACAACCGCATCTACGCGGGATGTCGCGTCAATGCGGTGATCGAACTTTGGGCGCAGAATAACAACTACGGCAAGCGCATCAACGCGAACCTGTTGGGCGTCCAGTTCGTCAAGGACGATGAGCCGTTTGCCGATGGCGTCAAGGCGTCTGCTGATGACTTTGATGTCGTTGACGGGGATGAAGAAATCGACTTCGTTTGATAGAACCGGCCCGGCCTATCAAATGGCCGGGCCATTCTGTTTTTGATTGAGGACACTCTTCATGCTCATCTTGGACTGTGAAGTCTATTCCAACTATTTTCTATTGATGTTCAAAAGCACGGCCAGTGGTCGTTACGCCTCCTATGAGTTGTTTGAGGGTCGTGAGTTCGACACCGGGGCCGTGTCGCGGAACATGTCGTCGCATACGACGGTCAGTTTCAACGGGAACTCGTTTGACATTGTGATGATCGCGGCGGCTCTGGCGGGGCGGTCTTGTGAGCAGTTGAAGGCGTTATGTGATGATCTGATCCTCAGCAAGCTGCCGGCGTGGAAGATCGCGCGGGAGCAAAATGTTACAATGCCGAAAGCCGGCCGCTGGGATCATATCGACTTGATCGAGGTCGCTCCGGGCAAGGCAAGTCTTAAGATCTACGGCGGACGCTTGGGCGCACCGACGATGCAGGATCTTCCGTTCATCCCGTCCGACACGATCTTGCCCGAGCAACGTGAGATCGTGAGGAGTTATTGCGCGAACGATCTGGATACGACTGAGCGGCTGTATCGGAAGCTGGAGCCCGCGATAAAGCTGCGGGAGGACATGAGCGCGCAGTACGGCGGGATAGATCTGCGGTCCAAGTCGGATGCTCAGATCGCCGAGGCGGTGATTGCGCATGAGTTGGAGACGCTGACAGGCAACAGATACAAGCCGATCACGCTACCGGATGACCATGTTTGCGCCTACAAAGACCCGAAGATCGTGTCTTTTGAGACGCCGACGCTGCGGGATGTATTCAAGCGGATCTTGGAGACGGGCTTTCCCATTGGCGCGAACGGCTCCGTCAAAATACCTGAGTGGCTGCAAAACACGAAAATTAAGATTGGCTTGACCGAGTATCAAATGGGGGTCGGTGGCCTACATTCATGCGAGAAGTCGCGTAGCGTTGTGGCCAGCGCCGACGAAATGCTGTGCGACTTCGACGTGGCCAGTTACTACCCGAGCATCATATTGATGTTGCGTCTGTCCCCTAAGAAGATGGGGAAGGACTTTTTGAAAGTTTATCAGAGCATTGTCAGTCGCAGATTAGAGGCCAAAAAGCGCGGAGATAAGCTTGTCGCTGATACATTAAAGATTGTTGTCAATGGTTCCTTTGGTAAGTTGGGAAGTAAGTATAGCGCATTATTTGCGCCTGAATTGATGATCCAAACGACGATTACAGGCCAATTGTGTTTGCTCATGCTAATTGAACGGCTCGAAGCGATTGGCGTTAAGGTCATCAGCGCGAACACGGATGGCATCGTCGTCTTGTGCAGTAAAGAATTGTCGGACGAAATGGACAAAGTGACTTTCACCTGGATGCTTTACACGTCTTTTGAGTTGGAAAGGTCGGACTATTCCGCACTACATTCCCGCGACGTGAACAATTACATTGCCGTCAAGACGGACGGAAAGACAAAGCGCAAGGGCGCGTTCTCTGAGCCTACGCTGGCGAAGAACCCCGAGTTCACGATTGTGACCGATGCCGTGGCAGAATATCTGAGCAAAGGCACGAGCATTGAAAAGACGATTGGCGATTGCCGGGACATTCTCAAATTCGTGACCGTCCGCCGCGTCGATGGCGGCGGGAAATGGCGGGGCGAGTTTCTGGGGAAGGCTGTGCGGTTTTATTATTCTTCTGAAGTTTTGCGCAGCGAACATATTGCCTACGCCAAGAACAGCAACAAGGTTTCACGATCTGATGGCGCAAGGCCGCTGATGACGTTGCCAGAGGCGTTCCCGAGCGACGTTGACGTGTTCCGCTACGTCGAGATGGCGCGGGCGGCCCTGACCGACCTGGGAGTGCGCAGTGCTTGAAAAAGAGATTGAGAAGGCGCTAGTCAAGCGGGTCAAGGAACTCGGCGGCCTTTGCGAGAAGTTCACGTCTCCCGGACGGCGCTCAGTTCCCGACCGCATCGTAACTCTGCCGGGCGGGCGGATCATCTTTGTCGAGTGCAAAGCGCCAGGCAAAAAACCAACCGAGTTGCAGTTGCGGGATCACGAACGTCGGCGTAATCTAGGCTGCGAAGTTATTATAATAAATGATATGGATGACGCCCTTGCTTTCTCGTAATGATCTGCACGCCTATCAAAAAAGATGCGTCGAGTTCATCAAGGACAAGCGACGTTGCGGCCTGTTTCTTTCTATGGGCCTTGGAAAAAGCGTGTCTGTTTTAACAGCCGCTTCGGATTTGATTGAAAGTTTTTTGGTCAAAAAAGTTCTTGTTGTAGCTCCGTTGCGTGTAGCCAATAGCGTTTGGGCGCAAGAGGCAAAAAAATGGGCCCATTTGAATCATTTGAAAATATCGGTTTGCACAGGATCGGAAAAGAAAAGATTGCAAGGGCTTATAATCGACGCGGATGTGTATGTAGTAAATAGGGAAAATGTCGTTTGGCTTGCTGACCATTTTAAAAACAAATGGCCCTTCGACATGGTTATAATTGACGAAAGTAGTTCTTTTAAAAACGCCTCGACCAAACGCTTTAAAGCCCTGAGAAGAATTATTCCCCACACGTATTATATGACGCTCCTTACAGGAACGCCTTCGCCAAACAGCTTGTTAGACATTTGGGCTCAAATGTATCTCATTGACTTTGGGCAATCACTTGGTCGAACAATGACGGGATATAAGCAGCGCTTTTTTGAGCAAGATTACATGGGCTATAAATGGACTATAAGGCCCAAGGCCGCTAAAACAATACAAAATCTTATTGCCCCGTCTGTTATTCATATGAGCGCCGAGGACTATCTTGATTTGCCAAACAGGATAAACGTTGTCGAATATGTAGAAATGCCCGCAACGGCGCAAGACAAGTACGATGAGTTCGAAAAAACGTTGTTGGCGGAATTGGACAATGGCGAGGAGGTCGAGGCCATTACGGCGGCGGCGCTGGCAAACAAGCTGCTGCAATTTGCCAACGGTTCTCTTTACACCGGTGATTCGGGGGCATGGTCGGCGATCCATACGGCCAAACTGGACGCCTTAGAGGAGATCGTTGAAGACAATCCCGATGAGACAATTCTCGTTGCCTATAACTACAAATTTGACTTGGAGAGATTGAAGAAAAAATTTCCACATGCAGAACTTTTAGACAAAAAACAAGACACGATTGACAGATGGAACCGAGGCGAAATAAAAATGCTTCTGGCGCATCCTGCTTCGGCAGGGCATGGTCTGAACCTTCAGGACGGGGGCGCGCTTGTCGTATGGTTTGGATTGACATGGTCGTTAGAGTATTACCAACAGTTCAATGCCCGACTGCATCGACAAGGCCAGACGCGCCCCGTCCGAATAGTTCATATTGCGTCAAAGAATACTATTGACGAGCGTGTCTTGCGCGTCCTTTCCCAAAAAGACGCGACCCAAGGGGAACTTCTTAAAGCTCTGAAACAAAAACAGAAACAAGATGTTTTGGAAAACATCTAATTGACGAGGTAAATATGCGGTTTCTTTTTACGATGAATATGGGATCTTCTCAGGATCATCTGGTGCATCAGGTCATTGCCGACCATTCGTCAGCGAGCTTGCAAGAGTTGCAAGAGCATATGCACGAAAACGACTTCATCTGTGTTCGCCAGTTCTACACCAGCCTGAACCCTCACACGAAGCAACGCACATGGGCCGACCGAGGCGAGATCCTTTTGGCCGTTGAGCACATTGGAAAGGTTCAGGTCTATCTGGAAAGAATGCCGGGATGAAGAACAAACTGACGGACGAGATCGTCGCGGCATGGAACGCGGGTCTTTCCAGCTATGAAATTTCGGACAAGCTGAACATAACGCGCGGGACCGTGATGGGTATCGTGTCCCGGTCGCGCAAAAGAGGCGTCTATGTGCAGAGCCGACCGTCAAAAAGGCGGCCGACGCCTGTTAAAGAAACAAGGCCCGTCGAGGAAAAGAAAATACGAATAGTGGGAGCGCCTCGTTTCAACCCCTGGGAGGGTTCTGCGATGCCTACGGAAATGAAACGAATATGGAACGGGGAGCCGAAAATACTGGCAGATTTGGCCCGAAACGAGTGTCGATTCGCGGTTAATGACGCCGCCCAAGGCGAGCCGCATCTGTTCTGCGCCGCGCCGACGCCCGTAGGCGATTGGGTATGTGCCGGCCATCGGAAGATTGCTTATTATCGCGCCAAAGAGGATGAGGCGAGACATGAACGACGAAATGCGTAAGCTGTTAGAGGAACGCGAGAAAACGCACGGCGAATTTTTTGATGTGGCAATGGTCAGCCAGAGCATAAAAGACGCGCTGCGGAAGGCCGATAGCTGGTATGCAATGGAGGATATTTCTCGCGAAGCCCTTGATATGATTGCATCCAAGATGTCACGGATAGTCAATGGAGATCACAGTTTCGTCGATCATTGGGTTGATCTCGTCGGATATGCGTCGTTAGTTGTTGACAGGCTTCGCAAGAACTCCTAAGAACTGATTCGTGAGCAATCATTGAGGTTGATATGGATACCTACCTGCTTTGGGCGGTGCTTGTCGCCGTAGGGTTCGCGTTAGGGGCCGGTGCAGCAAACGCCATTAGCCCGATCATCAAAAGGAAATAGACATGCGAGACTTGTTCGAAAAATTCTATGCCGACGCGGATGCGGCAATGCAGGAACGGTTCGCGACCGTCACCAAAGCTAATGACGAATATAATAAGGTCATCGGCGAAGCATACAAAAAAGAGCAGCAAACACTAGACGAAAAATGCCGGAATCTGTTCGACGTGATAAACATTCGCGTTGCCCGGATGCTCGGAGAGCCATTGCCCTCCGAGAGTATTGTTGTGGAAATGGAAAAGGTCGTCGAGGAAATTACAAAGTCGGCGACTCAACAGGAGGTAGAACGTGGTAACGATTGACAAGAATGTGCCGTTCCCGTCAGCCAGGAACGAGCGACGGCCTATGAAGTATCCCTTCGATCAGCTCGAAGTGGGAGATAGTTTTGTTATCCCCATTCATTTTACGGGGGATAAAAAGATTGACAAAAACCGGAGCGTTAGCGTTTCGGTTTCGATCCTGAAGGCTAAGAAGCAGTTGGGTTTTAAGTTCGCGTCTCGCACCGTAGAGGGCGGAAAGCGCGTCTGGCGCACGGCTTGACACATTAAAGGGGGCGATAAAGCCCCCTTTCTTTAAGATGCAAATTGATATGGGATATTCAAATGACCATGAAAGAAAACGAAAAATTGTCCGTTACCATGAAGACGCTTCCTGACGGGTCGCGTCAATGGTACCGCAACGACAAGCGCCACCGCGAGGATGGCCCAGCGATTGAATATGCGGGCGGTACGCGCTCACGGTGGCGCAACGACAAGCGCCACCGCGAGGATGGCCCAGCGATTGAATATGCGGACGGGACCAGCGAATGGTGGATAGACGGCAAGCGCCACCGCGAAGATGGTCCAGCAATTGAATATGCGGACGGGACCAGCGAATGGTGGATAGACGGCAAGCGCCACCGCGAAGATGGTCCAGCAATTGAATATGCGG